GGTATCATGACCATATGAATCTACTGGGAAGTAGACTACAATCTTTGGTAATTTTTGACAGTTCTTCTTCAAAGCATCTAAATAATAAGATATTACCCATGCATCATTAAGAATATAAACAATGTCTACAGCCCCTGAGTTTACTATATTGCATAACCTATCTATACCATAAATGTTCATAGATGGACCAGTTGATGCTGGATAGATTGGAAATGTGTATGGATGTGGATCTCCCCTATAATTCACACCTAGACCAGTTATCTCAAAGTCATCCTGAATATTCTTAATAATATTATGTGCTACTGTACTAAAGCCTGTTGGAACTACTAAATCTGATACAAATAAAACCCTAGTCTTACTCATTAATCTCCTAAACCTTTCTAGTTACCATTCGTTGTAGCTATCATATCCGAATCCGTATCCATTTCTATAACCAACGTAATCTGTTCTATGGGCATGAATTCTTCCTATATGAGTTCTTAAACCTGCGTTCAATCTCTTTGTTGGTGGTTTAAGAATTTCCAATAATCTAGTGTTATCGGCTTTTAGAGATGCATCTTTTAGTTTACCACCCTCTACATTAGATACGTAGATTTCAGCATCTCGCCATGTACCAATACTCCATGAATTGTCTTGTAATATTCCACTTTTTATAAGTATGGATGCCATCAATATAATTGGTTCTTCATCTGATTGAGCTATGATTGGAGGAGCATCTTCGGTAAATAAACTATTAACATACCTAGATACAATATAAGTGGTAGAATCAATAGTATACCGAATTCTCCACCAGCGTTGCAATGATTTCAAAGCAGACACTAAAGCTACTCTAAGCCATTCATCCAGATATCTTGGAGATACTGCATCTATGTCCCCTATATGCAGTCTTAAGTCCATTATTAGATAATCAAGGTCTGTTGTTACAGTTATTCCACCGATTGTTGGCATTTTTCCTCTTTAATTATTTACTAACTGGCATAGCAGTTGGAGCAGCTTCACCTGCTTGAACTTCTGCTAATCTTGCATCAATAACCTTTGCAATCTTTTCTGATTTTTCTAAATCACTGGCAATATGCTTCATTCTGAATAATACTGCTACTGAATTAATTTTACCAACTACATTTACAAATGCTAGATATTTAGAATTGATTACTGTAGCTAGTTCTTCATCTGTATACTGTTCAAAGCTCTTAACTTCTGGAGCAGTAGCTTGCTTTCGTGTATAGCTAATTAGAGAGCCTTCTGAGAAATGAACTTTATTCATGCGCTCAAAATACATCTTTTCTTTATCGCTAAAAACATCAAAAACTGTTTCCTCACCGTTTTGGGGGTCTCCAGAAAATACAATTTCTTGGGCTGTATTCGTCATAGAATCCCAAATTCTAAGTAATAACTTACCTAAAACTGTTTTCTTGTATGATGCTAATACTGCACTTCCTGTACTTACCTCATTACGTCCAACAAAATCCTGTGTATCCATTTATTAAAATCCTTTCAGTATTTTTGATATGTATAGAAAGAGAGAGCAATTTATTACCCTCTCTTTCTATTAATTATTTATTACGCAACTTTAATTACGTAGATGCCTTCGGCTCGGTCAATAATCATACCGAATTGCTGCCAAAGTTCTAAGTACCACTGTGGAGGGGTTGGCTCCATATCAGTCCATTCTTTGGTCTTAACATCCCCGTAGGTGATAAATTCACCAACGCTTTCACCAATTACTAAAACTTTGTCCGTTGGGAGCAAAGCATTGTAATCTTCTGGGTTGTCATAGATTTGGTCAAGAGCTATGATAGGAGCACCATAATAGTGACCTAAGAAGCCAGTCTGCATGATTTCTGAGATGTTCTCAGGAATTCTAGCATTGTTGACACCATCTGACCAGAAAGCACCGAACTTAGTGATAGGAGCTAATGCAGCGCGTGTACCAATTACGGCACGTACGCCAGGAGTAATTTGATTTACTCTGTCAATAGCATTCTCTAAAGCTGTAGCGGTCAATGCACCACCAACATTTGTGAAGTTAAGTGGAGTATTGGTTGCTGACCACACTGTTGAAAGTGCGGTGAAAATCTTACCGAAGTAATAGTCACGAAGTTTTAGTGACATTTCGTTTCTGATTTCCTCAATTGAGCCTAACTGTCCAGATTGAAGTTCCCACTCATTATAAGTGACCTTGACATCTGCACCGTCTAGAACATAATTGATTCTATCGGAAACTGTAATTTCACTGGCTAAGTGAACACTACCTGGTACTAAAGTACGAACTTTCCATCCCTTACGTACTTTCTTTACTAAAGCATCGCCTGGATTAAGAGTGCGAGTATTTAGTAAGAGGCTTGTCATATCAGCGGTGATATGATTTGGTTGAATATACTCAACGATTAATTGAGCAAGAGCCTCACGCTTGTTGTCCTTTAACAAAGACGCAAGAGCTTCCTTGAATTTAATTTCGTCCATTTTATTTAGTCCTCCAAGAATTGCTTAGTCTACAATGACTGTTAAGCGTCCGGTGGATGACTCATATGATCTAGTATGAGCAACAACACCGACTGCCTCAGCAGCAACGTATTTTAGTTTACCAGCATCACTTGCTGAATCGCTGGCAACATCAGCCACAATAAGGGCTGCGCCTGGAACTGTCAAAGCTGCATTATAGATGTAACCACCGGAAGGAATGGTGAAAGTACCTTCGGTAAAGCCTAGGGCTCTGTAACCGGAAGGAATAGTCTGACCATTCTGATTCCCAGGGGGAGTTAACCACATCTTAAGTCCAGTTAGTGGACCAGCTGCGGAATTAACCCATCCACCTCTGAAATCAAATACTGTGTGTGGGTAATCTATGATAGGAGCTTGGCGGTTATCTACGGCGAATGTTACACAGAAAACAGCGCGTTTTGCCTGTTCTGCGGTTGCGGGGAGAATAGCACCAGGTAAGTCTGAATCAGTATTCATGAAACTGCCACCTAAAACATTACTTGTTAATGTAATGAAGCGACCTTCTGTGATATCCTGTTGTACGACTACGCCGATTACTTCCTCAAATTCATTAATTTCCATTTGATATTTCCTCCAATTATTTCTTAGCCTTACTATCGCGTAGGTACTTGGCTAAATCCTTAATAGTAGGTTGTTCGCCATTTTCCTCACCTGATAGGGCTGGAATTTGTGTATTGATACCTGCTTGAGAATTCTCAAGTGGTTTTGAAGCTGCTGCCTTAGCTTCACTGACAAATAAGTCTAGTGATGCTTCTGGAAGTGCCAATAGAATTTCTGAATTCTGTTTAAAGTATTCTTCATCCTTTGTAACTCCTGCTTCACTAAATTTAGCCTTGATACTTGCTAGTTTCTCTTGTAGAGCAACCTCAGCATCCAAAGATGCTTTGAACTCACGAAGAGTAACTAACTCTGTTTCTTGGCTGGCAACTAATTCAGTTAGACGAGTAAGTTCAGTCTTTGCGGTTTCTGATTCAGCCAAAGCTGTTTCTTTTTCTGCTAGTGTTGCTTTTACTGTATCTAACTCTGATTGAGCATCTGATAGCTTAATCTTGAGTTGTTCAATTTCTTCCACGTTATGTTCCTCCAAGTTAGAGGCTGAGGAACCAAAGAATGAGTTTGAAACTTCATCAATAGATTCACCAGCATCGAATTTTTCCAATAAGCCATTTACTAGGTCACGCTTTTCTCTAAGTAAACTAATTGGTAAGTCTAATGCTGCTAGACCGACTAATGCTTCCTTGAGTTTAGCTCTATCTAACTTTCCTTCTGAATCTGCTACTGGTAGATGTCTACCATCCGTTTCATCAATATAAAGAAAGTGACTATTTGGTAAGTCATCTGCATACGCTTTACTCCACTTCTTTGCAGCTACAGATAAGAATTGGGTTCTTCCACCATAGGCAGGTTCACCAACTATTGTAGCAGCTTTCAAAATGGTTGACTGTAAATCCATACTATTTTCAGTTGGATTATAGACAGCATCTTGATAAAGGATTTCCCATGACACGTTAATGGGCTCTCCTTTATTAAACTTGTCTTTAAGATATGCAACATCAGCTGGTCTTTCCTCTGCCCAAAGTGCTGCAAGTGCAATAATAGCTTTATAGCCTGCATCTACAACAATTGTCTTTAGGTGAGTCATTACACCTAGAGGTTCCGTGCCACTGTGTCCTGGGCTTATTTCCCCAACTGCCATTTTAATAGGCATGTTTATTCCGGTTCTAATTAAATTCTCAAATTCTGAATCTGGAATTCGTTGCATATTTCCATTAACTCTATCATCTGTTAGAGTAAACTTAGCCCATGTAACGGTGGGATTCATTAAAACCGAAGCAAAAGCTGCTTTACCAAATAATGCTTTTGCATCTTCTTCATTTATAAATTCTACCACAGAATCCAGTTTAGTGCCAGTTTTAGTGGTATTTATTGTCATTTTAGCCTCACTATTGCCCACTTTGGGGCTTAACCTTACTATTATCTACTGGTTTTGTCTTAGTATTGGCTGGTTCTTGAGTTGGAAGAACTGGATTTTTACTGTTTGGAGTAGCACCGAATTCTGCAAGATTTCTCTTTTTAAGCTCATCTTGTTCCATTTTAAGTAAATCAACCTCTTGTGTAAAGTCATAACCAAACTCATCGCCAAGAGTAGTTCTACTAATAGCTGATGCATCGTAGAGCTTAGAAAGATATTGAAGAAAGTCTGCGAACTTATGTAGTTGAATAGCTTTAAATTTTACTATTGGAACACTACTAAAGTGATTTCTTTGTGCAATTTCTGTACAAACTGTCTGTAAGACTTCTGTAATCTTGCGTCTAAACTCTTCTGTTGTTTTTATAGGTGATAGCGTAGCAATCTCGGCGTCAGATGTTCCACTTCTCTTGGTCTCTCCAGTTATCAAGAGTCTTGGAAAACCTAATCCGAAAAGAATTTCTTCATTAATATCAGCGTATTTATCAGTATTCAGTAGAGTTGCAGTATCTGGAAAAATCCATTTAATGTCTACTGTATGATTGGTAATAAGCTGGAATATGCGTTCAAGTGTTTCATCGTTTCTTCCTCTTAAACGAAGTTGTGTTCTAAGTTGTGTGAGATATTCCTGATCTTCGTCAGATTCGGTAATTGGGAAGTCTTTATCACCAACTTTTACATGCATTATAGCACTGATTATTTTTTCAATTATGGAATAATCCATTCTTCGTAATCGTCTCTTATGTTGTAAAGATTCTAATGAAGAGCCAACATATGGAATTGGATATGGATTATCACTTGTGTACTTACGTCTAATTATATTATCATTCTGTAACTGGATATTTAAATCACCGGCTTTTACCTTCTTTACGAAGTCAGGGAACTGAGTTGTAAGTATTTTATAGAGTTCAATATCCTCTTTACCGTCTGGATACTTTCCACCAGCTTTAATAAAATCTGCTAACCTTGGTGGAACCTTTACATAGTATGTAGGTTTGTCTGCAACCATTTGAGTATCTATTTTTATACTGGCTGGGTCACGAACCCACATAGAATCAGGTAAAATAAGGCTAGTATACTTCTTTACACCTAGTGTGTATAGGTCATCTTTAGATACTTTACTATACCCTACTTCTGGAACTACTAATCCTGAAATAAGAAACTCAGTAGCCATCATCTCTGCAAAATCTAGTAATTCTGGTTTTACAGACGTAAATACTCTAAACTCATTGTCAGATAATTTACCCTTCTCAAACACAATATCATTGACACCTATTTGAACCAGTTTATCAACGACACTGGAAACTAGAGGCTCTGTTCTATAGAAAAATCTACATTGAGTTAGTTGTTTCATATATTCTAACCATTGCTGTTGTGTAGTAACTATACGAGGTAATGCAGACCAGGGATTTCCTGTGCTATCCCACATCTCTGATTGGGCTATATTCTTAGGTCTTGGCTGTTTTACCTCAGCAGTGGCTACTTTTGTAGCTGTTATTTTTTTTGCCATTATATTCCTCTTTACTTGCTCTAATCTAAATCCACATAGCCCTAATTAGTTTAACTTTAGGAGCATGTACTGAAAATTCTCTTACCATATGAAAAGCACCTACTCCACATAGTAGTGCTGATGTAAAGTGATCCTCCCCTTTTTTACCACCACGTTCTGTCATTGTCTTATATGAAATATCACCGTTTACATTTTTAGTATAAGTCATTCTTTCTAACTCTGTAATAAGTTCAGGGTCTGTAGTAGAATAAATTACTCTATGATTATTTGACATTTCTTGTAAAACTGACACAAAGAATGGTTTTGCTTTTACTTTATTCTCATTCCCCTCTGAGTCTATTCCTAAACTTACAGAGGATGAAAAATCTACGGGATAAATTCTTTGCTTATAATTCTTTTGGATATAATCTGTATGTTCTTGTAGATTCTGAATTACAGACAAACCCGCATTTCCTCTATCTATACCTATGATTAATGGATTATATTTATTATCTAAGTAATCTATTATCTTTTCCTGAATAGGATATGACACTTTAGTTAGCTTTATTCTGCCGTGAAATCTTAGTCTATCATGAGAATCTATATATTTGATTATTATAGCTGTGGGCTCTGTATATCCTAAGTCAATACCAAATACAACACCATAATTATCTGGAACCTTTGGAAATATATCAATCTTAGCTAGTATTTCTCCTAGTTCTTCTGCCTTCAAACCATCTATATTAAGTTTATAAACTGGGTATGTTTCTAATTTTAGAAGGCTTCTATCAAATAAAGAGAAAACTGGTTTACCATGTTGACCTAGTACATAGTGTATGAAGTCCTCTGTATCAACTCCACCATATTGCTCTATTGCTTTAGTTATGTCTGCATCTGTTATACGAGGATTATCATATGCAGATACTCTATGTTTACTATATGAATCTAAGTCCATATCTACAGTATATAGCACATTATTCTCCCTCATACCAGTTGGAACACCTGAAACTATTTCTCTATATCCTGGTGTCCATGTATTTAATGATGGTTGCATTTCCTGATATGCTTTCCATGGAAAATATCCTGCTTCGTCTACCTCAATCCAAGGAGTATGTAAACCTACTAAATTTGAACCCGTACCTGATTGTCCTGCTATACGACATAGCAATGATGAACCATTCTTTAGAGTTATCTTAAATTCAGAACTATTTACACCTGATTTAGAATCAATAAAATTCTTGAGTAAAGAATTATTCCTGAATAGTCTAACTAGATTTGTAAATACTGGCTCTAAGTGAACTTTGCTAGGAACTGTGTATAGAATATAGTCATCTGGAAATATTTTATAAACTAACGCCCATAATTGTAATGAATACTGAGAAACTGTTTTACCTACAGCACGAGATGTACATATAGATACTTGGGGATTAAAGTCACAGAGAATCTCTTTTTGATACCATGTAAACTCAAATTCCTGATCAAGTTCTGGATCAGAATCTAAGTTATATATGAATTCTCCAAAAAGAACAGGATTTTTTAATATCTCATATAAAATCAAATCATCCTGAGTTACTTTCTCTATAACTGCCATCTATTTTCCTTTTTCTCTCCAATATCTAATTGTTTCTTCTTCATTATCTCTAGTATTAATTAATACAGGGGCATTAACAGTTTCACTACCGAATGCTCCGCCCCATTTTTCAAAGTAGTACTGAGCATTATTATCAAAGTATTTATTAGTACTTCCTCCCTCTCCTTGCTTAATTGTTCTACTCCAAAAATGAAAGAATCTAGAACTAGCTAAACAACAACTCTTTATATTTGCATTTACCATTCTACGAGCATAATCATTATCAACGAAATATGCTGGATAGAATGCTACATCAGTATATCCTACTTTATTCATAATACTTTTCTTGTATAAGCAAAGATTTTGAATATCTAGTAATTTCATATGATCAATACTTAATACTGCTGAATAATCTCTAAATACTTCCCATGGTTTTGTATTAAATCTCTTGAATATCATATCTGGACCATAGAAAAGATATGCAATATCTGGATGTTGACTAACTAGACTTCTAACATCTACTTGTAAACCATTTATACATTCATAGTCTGAAATATCAGCCAAATGTATCATTTGATCTATAGCATAAGGATACACTGCAATATCATTTCCTGCTAAGATAAGATAATCATAGTTATCTTCGGGATTTTCTCTATTCCATGCATAATCATATATATCGTTAATACTGGCTGGAAAACCCTTATTTTCTAAATGAACTATATAGTTTATATTATTGTCTACACACCAGTTTTTTGTTTCTTCATCTCCTGGTTTACCCACTACTACTAAAAAGTCTACATGTGTTTTTGATGTTTCTTTTATAGAATTGATAGTAATTTTGGTAAAGTCTAGTCCACCGAATGTCACAATTCCTATTAACGTCTTACTCATACTATAATCTCCTTAATCCTTTCAAAGGTTTCATTATCACTTGTATATGGAGACCAGTATTTATTTATAGTTACTGGTGTATTTACAATAAATGATGAACCTTGTGCCATATATGTAAAAGATAAAAGTTTTTTCTTAGAGTCAAAGCAGTTTGCATATGTTTGAGTATGTACATGAGGTCCAGAATTTCTTCCTATTAGACATGAACAAAAGTGACTTAAATATGAAACTTCTGGTAAATCAGTTCCATCATTGCTATTTATAATATCCCCAGTATAGATTATATTTGGAAAATCTCCTGGTACTTTATGTGTTGTAATAAATAGTCTATCGGTAAACATACCACTGAGTCTAAGAATGATTGGATTGAAGTCAAAATTCTCAGCCTGATTTGATTGACAGAAACCGTTATCGATAAATATCTTTTCTTCTACATGTTGAAGCATAAAATCTGTTACACTAGATATATTAAAATGTGAATAGTCTATCTTTGGTATATAATCCATTGCTATGCCTGATAATGAACCTAAATTGAATTTTCTAAGCATATCATTATGCATTCTATATAGTTCTTCTACTGTACAACCTATACCTGGCAATACATATTGTCCGTCTCTACCGATCCACGTGTTAACATATAAGTCACCATCTAGTTCAAAGATATCCTTCATTGAATCCATAGTAGGGGTAACTTCTGCATAACCTAAATTACTAATGTCTTTGATAATTTTAGGGCTTTTACCGTGAGCATAGATATATTCATTTGCTGGAACTAGTTTCATCCATTCTTTTACAAACTCTCTAGATTCGTATATATCACCAGCCCCGAAGCTATTAAAGAATATGAGTTTATTATACATTAGTAATCTTTCTGAAAATAAAAGTGGCTAAACTATATAAATGCCCCTGATAGATAAAATCAGGTTCTCCATTATAATTGGTGTCTTGTATAAGTTCACACTGGTTTTCTTTTAATATTGCTGGTAATCTAGTTTCTAAATCGTACTTAGTATAGTATCTAACTGCTGTAGCATGAAGAGGGTCGCCTTGTTTATAGCTATCTTTGAAGTCCACAGTCAATATTGCATATCCACCTGGATTTAATAGCTCACATATTTCTTTAATAAACAGTTCATCATCATTTACATGCTCTAAAACTGATGTTGAAAAGATAATATCAAACTTATCAGTGGTATAAGTAAAGAACTGATGAAGATTTTGACCATTAACATCTGGATCAATTCCAACTATATTATAACCTGATTCTACTAGAGATGCATAAGCAGTATCTTCAAATATACCAACTCCTAATATTGAATTACCTGGATTGAATAAACCTTCTACAGTTCCAAATACAAAGGCTTGTTGTACATTAGCCTCTGGTATCTTTCTGGACATCATCTCTGGGCATAAACTAAACATCAAATCAATGATTGGTTGCTCATCAATTCTATCTTGATTAGTAAGTAATCTATTTAGTGATTTCATATAGTATACTCTCAAATTCCTTTATGTAGTTAGACTTACCCCACTTATCGTAATACTTTTCTAGTGGTTTTGTTCCATTTTCCATTATAGAATGTAAAGAACTATCCTCTATATTAATAGCTGGAGTTGTATCAGTTACATGTCTAAACATATAAGTCTTAGTAACTGCAATTGGTCTCTTTACTGATAAGGCTGGGTCTAAAGAGCTTGAAACCCCTTTACCTATAGTATTAGCATAGAAAAAACAATTTACATCATTACCAGCTAAAAATTTTAGTGATTCTTCTTCATTTCTAAAATCTGTAGTAATGTTTAGAGTAATACCTGGTTTAGTGA